TGCACACATATATTCGATTCTGCAGCCTCTTGCCTTATTCCACCCAGAAGCAAAATAAGCCACATCAGCAGTTGATAATAATTCAATAGATTTACCAAGGCACCATAAAGGAGTGCCTTCTACTTTAATATAACTATCAATAATTTCAGCATCATCACCATAGAGACTTTTGATTTTTTTGATAGCCTTTTCTCTATTGTGTCTGATTTCTTCTTCAGACAGGCCTTTCATGGGCTGTGAAATAAATATCTTCATTTTTATATCTCCTCATATTTGGTAATAGGCGCTTTTGCCTTGATGACGTTGATATCTCCTAAAGATATATGAAACACATCTCCTGCGTTTGAGAAAGCACGGCATTCATAAGAAAGCTCGTTTCTGCTTCTGCCTAGTGTATCAGTAGGATCTATCTTCGCAGTTATTACATTATCCTTGATTGTTGTTTCTTTTCTTCTTGTCTCATCGCCATCAATGATTACAAGAAGCGCTTTATAATCATTGAAATTAAAAGGCTCGCCATCAGACGAGCACGAAAATCTGATAAGATGTGTAGTTCCTTCAATCACATCTATATCACGCTTATTACAATTCATTTATTCATCTCCTTCATAATGCGAAACCTTTCCGATATCTATATGCATTGTATTGCTTACTTCAATTTCAGCATCTAATGCAGTTTGTGCAGCTATATTGATATTCCTATGATCAGCATCTATTGAAGCGTTAACGTGTGTACACTTGTCAATGTTCACAACTGCAGTATGAGAGACTTCTATATCTACTTCAGTAGACTGTGCCTCACCTGAACCTGAATAAAGAAAAAGAGTGAACCATCCTCTACTCATCCTGACCACACTCCATCGGATGACTTAGCATAAATCCTTATAAGATATTCTCCGTCGCCTTTAGATAGTTCTGTGTCAATTACACTTACTACTCCTGTACTGCCCGTTCTTAAATCAGTACCACTTTCTACAAGTAGTCCTATTCCTCTGCCAGATGCCTCGCCATCACGTGTCGCACGTGCTTCCCACTCAGATATATCCATATCACAATGAAATCTGCAGATACACTCATTAATGCCAAGCACTCTAGATATTCGATATTTATCAATACTATCAATTGTTACGATAGGTGCTTCAGCTAGTCTATAAGTAATAGTAATAAGACCATCCGTGAGCCATACCTCTCCTATAGCGACACCAGAAGAACCCCAAGCATTACATTCTACCAATCCATCAAGAGATGTGCCGAGGTTAATTGTAACACTTGTAGTCTTCTTATATTGATTGCCGTTATTCACTGTAAATCTGACTGCATTTACATATGAATAAGAGCAGTGAAAGTTACCCGTGAATTTAACATTGGTGACTATAGCGTTTGACGGCAGAGAAGGAATAGTCCACGTAATTTTTTCTATGTTATGTCCACTTCCCGAGACATGAATACTAGGCATTGTGGCGTTAGATGTTACCGTATATTCCTGCGCCATAATCTTATGCCACTGACCAAGTACCTAGCGAATTTTTAACAAACACTTTGATGATCTTCTGTCCATCACCACTCGATGCAGCTTCTAGATCCTTGCCATAAATCTTGCAAGATATTGCTGTGCTAGCCTTAAATGTTCCCGTCGCGCTCATGTTAGTAGAGCCGTTTGCAGTTCTGATTAATGTTCCAGCATCATGTAATGATGACTTTGATGGCACAACCTTAATCTTATATTCTGTAAATGCAACATCACTTGTAAAACTGAATGTAGCCACGTCTTTTGGCGATGTCTTTGAAATTCTTGAAACGTCCGGTCCAATGATAGTAACGGCTGGAACTGAAGTATCTAATGTGATAGTAGCAGATGCTGCAACTGTCTCATTGTAAACATCATCACGTACTTTTACGTAAACTGTCTTGAGTCCATCATTATCAAGAAGTGCGATGCTCTTTGAAGATGCATAAGTCTCCCAGGATGCATCTGCTTCTGTTTCAGCGCCATTGATGCCCCATACTTTCATCTGATAACCGGTAGTAGAAGTATCGGATAAAGCAATACTTAATGTAACTGATTTAGATGTAGTATACTGAGATCCATTATTTAACTTGATGGTCAACCCTTGCGGAGCAAGAGTATCAAGTGTTAGATTAAAATAACTTGCCATGATTATTCTCCTTTGTTGATTGCATTTTCAGCGGCTTCTAAGCCTTTTGTTAATACAGATGGCACATTATCGCCAGCTTCTACAAAGTTTTCAATAATACTTCTTAATTCATTAATAATAAGTGACGCTAAAGTAAACCAACCTACATATGTAGTGATAGTCAAGTCAACATTGATAGTCTGTCCAATTTCAATAAAGATAGCGGACGCAAGAAATGCTACTAGCACCATAAGCCAGTAGCCTAATTTTTTCCAAACTCCGCGTACTCCTTTTGCACTGTTTTCCTTGCCTGTTAATCTTGATTTTCTAACTCCTGTGATGTAATCAATAATGTTAAGTGTTAAAAAGCCTACGAATAAAAACCAATGTGTGCCTAATGCAGCAGTCAATACTGCTACAATAGTTCCTCCAACTGCGTTGATAGTGTCCATATACTTTAATGATGTGTCGTATAATTTCATTTTATTACCTCTTTATTTACATATTTTCTGCAATGATCCATGCATCTAGCTGTATCTGTGTGATGTTTGAATAACTCTGATAGTTATTGTGGGCTGAGTTACACTGCTTGATCTGCATATATAGTTCGTTTTTATTTGTCACATTAAATTTGACAGGAACGTCATAGAAGCCACCGTTTGCATAAATAATTGCATTTGCATCCGTATATCCCATGTTTGGAGCTCTCCAAGGAAATGCGTTCGTACGAGTAGGAGTATATAGTTTGAAGCCGTTAGGCCCATTTGAATTAAGATTTTTGACTGTTGTATCAAACATAATTCTGTAGATATTAATATCACCTAAGCACTGTCCGTACATCGTCCCTGTAAATGTTCCACCATTTAAACCAACACCTAATTGTCTTTTTTCCATTGCACTGCTTCCAGTTCCTAGCATGTAGCCTTTTAAAAATTCAGATAGGTATTCTAATCCCCATCCATTCGGATGGATTCCATCGCTCGACATCATATTTTCAATTGAAAGAACATTTTCAGCATCAGGCACTACTACGAATGGCAAATCGGCATAACATGCTACAGTTCTATACATCGGCATCAATTTATATTTTAATGCAAACTGATTATCCCTATTTTTAAATGCAACCCCAAACGGCGCAAAATGAATGATTGCATTTGGATAAGTGCTCTGCACATAACCAATCAATGTCTTAATGCAATTCTGCACCGTTTCTTTTTGATCTCCATAAGCCAGTTCGTTATATCCTCCGCCAATCAATACATCAGTTACCATTTTCTTGTTACTAACTTGAGATTCAACTTTTTTCAGTAGTGTCAGATAATTATTGGATGGATTAGAAAAAGATGCACCACCCTTGTGATTGATATAGATGTTGTTTGCAGTAAAGTGACAATTAACTAACTTGCTTTTAAGTCTGTCACACCATCCTGTTGTATTTCCATCAGGAGTATAACCATCTCCATAACTGTCACCAATGAAAATCAGTTTTCTTTTGCTTCTGTCTTCTAGATTCATCTTAGTTCCTACCACCCTTTTTCCGTCGCCAGAATAAGCCACAAGCCCTTCTTCAATATTATCAGCAGTAACTGTACTGTCTGATATGTCTATCAATGTCTTGCCATTGTATATGACCTTATTAATGCTCATACAGTCACTCCTACGCGATTGTTACTGTAGTTCCTCCGGCTGAATTTTCAGATTCAGCGTAAGGAATCGGATTAACAGTAACCTGTGACAAATAGTTATATCCTGTATCAGGCATGATTGTCTGTGTAGTGGTGCTTGGTGTCACTGTCTTCTGCTGAGGTTTAGCACCTTCAGTCCCTGACATAGTACCTTTGATACCTAAAATGGTCACTCCATCACGGATATTGGTAGGAATGATCTTAGCCTGTTCAGCTGTAGAAATCTGAACATTGCCTGAACCATCGTGGAAGCCCTGTGGAATCGTGTATACCTGTGCCTTTGTTGTAATACTTCCTTTAACAGACCCATTGTTCTTCATCGTACCAGTTAACTTAGTACCTCTTGCATATGCAGTCTTTCCAGCTAGCATTTCAGCAACTGCAACAGTTGCGTCACTAGAATCCACATCAAATGTACAAGTACCTGTGACTGTTGCACCTGTCTTATCGTGAAAAGTTAAATCCTTCAATACTTTGTCTGCTGTCGCAGTATCACCTGTCAAGTCGATTAATGTCTTGCCGCCATAGACGACCTTATTTATATACTTAGTTTCTGCCATTTTATAATTCCTTTCCTATGTATACTGTGTTTCCGCCTTCTTCATTGCTAGTCTCGAAGAAAGGTATCCTCTTTACCATTACATCCTTGTTCATTAGCTTGTTTTTGGTCTTTAGCTGCTGTGATATATCCTTTGGCGTTACTGTATAGGCACCATCATATACATCAGCATTCTTTATCCCCTGATAATTCTTGAATTCAAGCCTGAACTCTTCGTTTTTAATATCCATATCAGCATGAAAAGACATATCCCTGATGATGAATCTTAGAGATATGTCTTTTGGTCTGAATTCTAATTTAAGATGCACATCATATCACTCCGTCTTTAAGTATTCTTTCCACATATGTAGTGACTATATTTGATGCGACCGCTTCTCCTTCAACCGTTACACCTCTTAGCTGTATCTCAGCCTGAAGCTTCTCCACTAGCCTTAGCGTATCCTCCTGTGAGAGATGCACCTCTATCTTATTACCAGTAAGAGCAGTACAGTCAATCTGTCTATCAATGACAATCTTCTTATCCTGTGTGATTGTAAGATAAGCATACTGAAGCTTGTTTACTTCAAAAGGAAGCGTGCATACTAATGTGGCTGTAGTACCTCTTATCATAATTGCCTCCTATCTGAGCATCATGTGAGTTCCTGAAAGCCATGTACCTTTTGGCACTGTACATGTCTTCATAGAAAATATACAGAACCCATTCTTGACTCTGTCATATTTGAACATCAATGGATAATCCGGATTCACAAAAATATTGAACATAAAAGCTGTATGTGATGAAAGCACATTGCTCATAGTAGAATCATTACCGAATTTTTCACCATCAGCACCACCTGTCATGCTCCAGTTACTTGATAAATTCCCATACCAGCAGAATTCTACAATAGTATCATTCCATCTTGCTTCTAGTGTAATTCCATTTTTGATATCAATAGTATCTTTATGAGTAAAAGCTTTATTTTGATACTTGCTTTTCAGATCTGCAAGCTCATTTTCAAATCTTTCCTGAGAACCAGTTGATGTAACGTATCCACAGTACCAGGTATCAGCTCTTGTGTCTTTTACATTATCCTGGGTAAGCAGTGTGGCGCCCTTCTGAATATTGACCACTGCAATAAAAAGCTGATAAACAGAATCTGTTCTTGACGGATCAGGCCACTTTGAGTCTGATCCTCCTTTAACTACCTTTAGAGATACTTTTCTTTCTGATGCATTAAATTCGATAGCAACTGCATCATATCTATCATAAGTCCCACTTGCACTTTCTATCGCAAGTGTTGTCTGTGATTCTGATGGAAAGAATGCGCCTCTCACAAATGCATTGCCTGCAGCAACTGTAAGCTGCATGCTGTTGTTCGCCTGGACATGAAAGTCATCAGTAGCACATATACCATCAGTAAATAATTCTCCTAGCATCTTGCGCCATGATGATGCTGACATCTTTCTGTCTCCGCTTATTGAATCGAACGGAAACCCTAGTTCATCTGTAGCTGTATCTGCCATATTAGTTATCACTCCAATCTATCGTTGACGGAAGAGGTGTTCCAAACGTAGGCACAGCCTTCATTACTCCGTGCTCGTATACCTCATTAACCTCCGTCACTCTATCATTTGAGGTCATTCCCCAGTATTCAAATCTATTTGTGACTATATCACCAAGATCATAATCAAAAGGATAGTTATAATTCCCTTTGATCTTATCTTCTTTTTCTAATGATTCAGCAAGTATATTGCTGTTAAGTGTTGTATTTCCTCTCTCAATGAGTGCATTCTTATATGCAAGGTCGCTGATGTTTTCTTTTGAAATATCAGACCCATTGATAAAAATCTCTCTTCTATCAAGTCCGGATATAGATGTACTGCCTGTTATCTCTATCTGTCTATCTGAACCTTCACCTTGTCCTCCAACATAGCACACATTTGCATATGTCTTTGAGTTAGCACTATATGTTGCTTTTTCAATATCTCCGTTCTTCTGCGAGAAGATGACACGTGATATATCATACTGGCCATCAGACCTATCAACACCCTTGTATGTTTCGAATATCCATTTCTTTTCATCGAAGTCAGGCCTTAAACGAAAACCTATGTCTGAAGCCTGTGAAAGCTTTTCAATGTATGTAAGTATATTTTTGTATGTTGCCTGATAACTGATTTTTTCAGTGTATCCATTATCGGGGCCTAGCATAACTCCTGGAATAGCTGCTTTTGACACCAGTTCTCGCATAGAGCTTTCTACACGACCACTAAAGTTATATGTCCCTTTGATGATTCTTCTATAGAAATACGATGATGCGAATCTTCCTTTGACTGTAATCTCTTTTTTTGATTTCTCATAAGATATTGAAATACTCTCAATGATTCCGCATTCCTTCTTGCCCTTCAGGTAGAAAAGATTTTCAAGTTTCAGCAGCTGCACATTATATGCAGTTACTGGTACATGTGCTTCAAACTCACCACATGAAGTGTATTTACGCGTCCACTGTAAAGAGAAAATATTTTCAATCTGACCTAGAAAATTCATATCTCTATCATAGATTCTTATGATCATAAATTAGGCCTCCACATAGTTTCTTTTAAATGAGATTGATACAGTCATATTCTCAGCACCTGAATCTGCTGTATATCCTATATGATTAATCCCTGGCTGCAGTCGTATGAAATCTGCAGATGTAGGAAGATACATATTTACTTCTTCCTTTTTTCTATCCTTTAAAAGATAGACATGACAGTCATCTACAAGCGTTGTGATAATAAGTTTTTGCCCACTTTCTAATGTAAAATCCTTCTTGCCAGAAATGCCTATAGTCATGTGCTCCCCTGATTCCTGGATTGAAATTGAAGGATTTAAAACACTTCCTATAGCCTCAATAGTAATAGTCATGCCTGTTTCAGAGCCGTTTTGATTATCTATCTCTAGATTCTGTACTATTTCTATTCTTGATATTTCCTCTGTTGTAAATTCATGAGGGAATTCAAAAAGTGGCACGATTCTTGACATGCTTATGTCGTTATCCTCTATGTCCTTGAAATAAGGATCAGCGCAGATAAGGGATATCTGATGTGTTCTTTTATAATGCGTGCCATCTGTACCGGTTACTTTCTCTACTGTATAGTCTATCTTTCTTTTATGTGTGCCATCATCGTATTCAAGCGTGCCATCAAGAGAGAAAAGCCTATCAAGCATCTCTCTATGATTAGCATAGCGCTCATTATCAACAACTTCTAATACAATGTTTCTGTATTTCATTGTGTGCCCAAGAATGGTAGCTCCATCTGAATTGCCGTTTTCCTGGATGTTCACATTGTACTGTGACTCATACAATCCATCACAGTCAGTGATTACAAAAGGAGAGAGTGATGTTTCTGTAAAAATAATTGAATAACCGGACATATTTGTACACTTTATCGTTCTGTATTCTTTATCACTCATATCATGCTCCTTTCAGTCTCTGAATCAATTCTCTATTTGCATTTCTTGTTTGTCTTGATACCTCAGATGGATCTACAGCGTCAGGCGCTGTAATGTTGATTGTCTGATAGATATCTCCATTTCTATCTTCATTATGCGGTTTATCAAATCCTTCATTGATTAGCTGCATCTTGACTTCTCTTACAGCATTGAAAGTCATTGAAGCGCCAAGACTGTCAGATTTATTGAATTCATCAATAAGTGAATCATTGAATGCTGCTATATCCTTTCTGACGGTATCAAATGAACCTAGAATTCCGACACCAATACCTTCACCGATGAATCTGCCGACCATATCCCTCATGATTCTAGAAGGAGAGTGGATGCCAAGGAATCCTTTAAAGCTTTTGACGATACCGCCCGCAAAGTCTCCAATCTTCTTAGCAATCCATCCTCCCATGTTCCAAATACCCTTCCAGATACCTTCGACAATATTCTTTCCGATGGATAGCATCTTTGATGGAAGAGAAGCAAGTGCTTTCACAATGATTTCAAAAATCTTTCCTGCTGCACTGCCTAAAGCGCCGAATAATGATTTAATACCATTAATCAATCCATGTATACCTTTGCCACCTAAAGAGCCAAGTTTTTCAGGCAATATCATAATATTAATCAATACAGTATCTAATGCCTCTTTTCCTGTACCCTTCAGGAATCCGAATAATGCTTTGATTCCATTTCCTAGACCAGTGATGGCCATTTTTCCAAGTTGAAGCCAATTAAATGCACTCCAAACGTTTACAATAGCCATAATGATTTTTGGAATATTCGCAATCAATGTCGGTATTGCTTGTATCAATCCAAGTGCTAATTTGCCAATTAGTTTAATACCACAAATCAAAATGGTTGGTGCATTATCATTGATGATATTGGCAAAAGTGCTTATGATCGTCGGAATTTTTGCAATCATCACAGGAAGAGCTGAAACGATGCCATCAGCCAATTTATTGAGAAGTTCAAAACCGCTTTTTATGAACTGAGGTGCCTGTGCTGCAATATTACTTGCAAACTTTTGAACAGCATCCAATATTCCCGGCATATTGCTGAAAGATTCAGTCAGTACGCTGACAATTGAACTGCCAATATTTCCAAGCATTGGAAGCAGATTACCGCCTATAAATGTGCCTAATGATGAAACAGTATTTTCGAATGTACGCCATACACCATCACCAGTAGAAAGTGCACCAAGAAGGTCCTTAACTGATGCCTTGACCATTCCAAAAGAACCGGTAAGAGTAGTACTTGCTTCTTCTGCGGTCGTTCCACTGATTTTCATGTGGTCCTGTACTACAGAAATTGCATTCGCAATATTACTAAACGACATATCACCATCTTTAACTGATACATTTAGTTTTTCCTGGGAATCCTTATATGTAGATGCATCTTTTATAAGTCTTTCCATTTCCGTCTTGGTTCCGCCATACCCGAGTTTCAGGTTATCAAGCATCGTATAGTTCTGCTTTGCAAAGCCCTGATAGGCATTCTGTATATCCTGTAGATCAGTCCCCATTTTATTTGCGTTGTCGGACATGTCAACCATTGCCCTTTTCGCAATTTCCGCTGCCTTTGCAGTATTTCCACCGCATGAAGATACCAATGAAGCCGCAAATGATGTGGTCTGTTCCATATAAGTATTTGCTGAAACACCTGCATCCTTAAATGCTGTCTGTGCTGCTTTTTTAATCACATTTGCACTATTGCCAAAGAGCGTCTCAATGCCTCCTATGGACTGCTGGAGTGCGCCTCCTTCAGTCAGTGAGGCACTGAGAAACTTGCCTATTCCAGCTATAGTTATAGCACCCTTGATTTTAGAGACCAGCATACTTCCGAAAGTTGCGCCACTCTTGTCTGCCTGTTCCTCAAGAGGTTTCCCCATGACCTCCTGGATGGATGCCTTAATGCCCTGAGCAGACGGAACAATCTGCACATAGGCCTTGCCTAAATCAGTTCCATTCTGTTTTGCCATTTAAGCGCCTCCTTTCCTTATGATCTGCATTCTTGCTCTTTCAAACTCTTCCGCGCTGTTAAAGCCTTCGGTCTGCTTTTTCTTTACAGGATTCATCAGCTTTTCATATATTGATTCAGGACGATTTCTATTTTTCTGAGCGTCTTTTGTCTTAGACCAGGCAAGAAGTGCCAGATAATCAACAGCGAGTGCACTTAGTATAGTTTGAGTATCTATATTCTGTTCTTCCATTGCCATTTTTAGTCTTGAATCATTTCGTAATCCGCTGACAAGAACGTAGATATAAGAAGGCTTGTAAGACATGAAGTCATATATATGATATGTTTCAGCCAAATCACATATAATCTGATGCTTATAACCTCGCAAAAGGTTTGCGAGGATTACGAGTTTTTTAAGTCAGTACCATCATAAATTTTGACCGACATCATGTCATTCATTTCATGCTGCATTCTCTTGAGAGAAAGAAAGCCGTCCTTTCTTCTGCAGTGTTCTTTCAGTGCTCTATAACCTTCATCACCAATCATATATTTAATTAAATCCGGCATTCCGAGCCCTGTTTCAGCCATATTGTTTACCTTTTCAATGAAGTCATAATCATCCATAAGGCGCTTATTGATTTCAAACTTAAATCCTGAAGCTGTTTCACCTTTGATTTTCTCTTCCATCTGCTATGCTCCTTTTTTTATGATGTATTCCTTATGATATGATCCGCTTCCATCAGGTCTTGCCTTGAATGTACAGTCATACCCTACAGCATCATCATCCTTATATGTAATTTCGCCAACTTCTGTAAGCTTGCATGCCGGAATAACAATTCGTTTCAATACTGTTCCTTCTGCAAGAATCATATCAATCACAAGTACTCTATATCCCCTTGTGTTGGCTTTTACATCTACAGTAACTCCTGTTTCAATATCACCGGTTACTTGTTTCTGTCCAAAGACTTCCTTCAATACATCAATATTTAATGATTCAATCAATGTGAGACTGAATTCGTCTGAAAAATCTTTATCAACATCAAGTACAGTGTCTCCACCCCATGCAGTGATTGAATCGCTTGAAGAAGATGCCTTATTCTTGACACCATCATCAGAGCAGTATCCAAGTGATTTGAATGCTTTATCAAGTTCTACAGCTGCACTCGTTGGTAAAGTAGTACCGTCAGGCGCCGACCAGACAGCACCTCCAATCTTAGGCTTGCCTGTTGTTATATTTGATGCATCTACATTTGCCATATAATTTCCTCCTTATAATTAAAAAACCAGGTCATATACTGCCTGATATCTGTAATGCTTTGTACTTGTATCGGTATAGTTATAATCGCTGTTGTGTCTGCTTGCAGAGATTCTTGGGCATTCTGCAGCATTATCCATCGCTTCTTTTACCTTCTCATTAAGAAGTGCAGCTTCATAAAGCGATGAGCCGTATGACTGTATCGCAAGAGTGGCATGTCTGATGAAATTATCAGTATATCCTCCTGTTTTTTCGACAACAATAAAAGTATCCTGAGATGCATCATCATACTGTGCATAGCAGGATACTCCTGTCTTCCTCTGAAGATAATCAATGATATATGTTTCTATGATCATGTCTATTTACCTCTTGCAGAGCCAAGAGCCTTGAGAAGAGTATTGTGTTTCCTTTCAGAATAGTATGCATGTGGTGTAGAAGGACTTACCTTCACAAAGCAGCGGTCCTTATTGGCTTTCACTTCCATCGCATACTCTTCTCCAGCCGCTTTCTGTACTCTTTCTCCATATGCAGAAACGATGTTCTGCATTTTAGAGCCACTTAGCAACTGCCTTACGCCCTCTTTATTCAGTTCGAATTTATAATGATTACTCATATCTTTCCACCACTACTTTCTTATTCCATCGAAGAGGTATGTTCTCTTCGATTCCCTCTACTGGTTCACCTACCGTCTTCCATGTCTTGCCATAGAATTCTACTTTAGTATCTGTCCAGTCATGCATATCGCCTTTTGGGATGGCAAGATTATACTGAGTCTTGGCAATAGATACGTTTTGATTAGATGATAATTCAGAACTGCTGACTGGTGCTACAAGAACATCATCTACCTGTTCTGGAATATATTTATACTGCATATGCCCAAATGCATCACTGCCAGTAGGCTTCTTCTGATATACAGTTATCGTGATTCCTTTAAGTCTCATATATGTCCATTGCTCCATATCTCTGCTTCATGATACCCATTCGTTTCAGTTCATTCCTTAAGTAATAAAGATCATCACCCGGATTCACATATGTACCACTGAAAGTGTATCCAAGCGCTGACTGTGAGAACTGTTCAAGCGGCATATCCTGACCATCATCTTTAGACATTACACGATGGACACATGCAAGAACAACCATTTTTGCGACATTAGCTTTGTCATCAGATGAACTGATAACAGCGCTTAGATTCATATTCCTTTTATTTGCCTCCTCTCTCAAAAGAGAGGAAGCAAGTTCAATGAGCATCAATAAGCGTTTCTGCTGCTCGTTATTTAGAGCAATGTTGTAGACTTTTTCATAATCTTCTACTGATGCATAGATATCCATCTATATCACCTACTAAGATGCGTGCTTTCTAACCAGTACTGTATCTGGTCTAGAGATCATATAGCCGTAGACATCTCTTCCTTGTACAGCACATGCACCGATATGGGAACCATCAGCAAGATCATTGACTGTTACAGGCACCATCCAATCATCCACATAATGGCAATAAACATTATTACCTAAAATGAAGTCAACTGTTGCATCTGTTAAATTATCAGCTTCATAAACTAAGATGCCACCGATTTTTCCGATTGCTCCTGTTTGTACTACTGAATCACCTAGATCAGAAGCTCTTACAAATTGATCGCTCTTTAATAATAATCCATACATTTCTGTAGAAACTGCTAGCCACATCTCGCTAGGGGCGATATGTGCCTTTCTTGCCTGTGTTCTAGCATCGATGATTGCATCATATACAGTTGTCTTAGTGAGTGCCTTCGTATCTGTAATTGCTGTTCCTTTAGCAACTAATTCATCACCTAGATCAGTATCGATCTTCATAGCCATTGAATAGCCTGCTGAATCTAGTCTTTCTGCTACTAATCCATCTGGAACAGATGCAGCTGTATGGTTATCAATCAATTCATTGACTGCGTTGTCATTGTCGATAACTAGTACTTTGTATGATGTGGCTGATGAAGTTAATGAAACACCATTTGTTTTATCGTATGCATTCACTGCTACCTCTGTATCTCTTACTGGAATTTTCACGGCGCCTGCTGTTGGTGTACCATCATAATTTTTATTAAATAATTTGATAAATAATGATGTCTTTCTCTGCTTAGCTAATACAAGACTTGAATATCTTTCCTGTAATTCTGGATTCTGTGCCATATGTATGTTCTCCTTTAAATTTTAAAATTTTAAGTCTGGATTCATTTCTCTGAACTTCTTTTCGACACCGGACATCTCACCACCTAACTGATTATTTGCGGTAGGTGATGTTGGTTCAGGTGCTTTTGCATGAGGCTCATTGCTAGGCTTTGGAAATAGTTCAGCAAGTGCCTTTGCAGATTCATTGAGTTCTTCTTCAGTCTCTCCCTTTAGGAACTGGGTGGCTGAAGAAGGAAGCTTGTTATCTGCCGCTACCTTGTTGAGAAGTTCTTTTCTATTGAATCCTGCCACCTGCTGCTTTAATGACGTATTTTCATTTTTTAGATTCTCTAATTCTTCTGAATTAGAAGTTGAATAAGTATCCTTAAGCGCCTGTACATCCTCAGGTGACATATATCCTTCATATTTTTTCTTTTCTCTAGCTAATCTTTCTTTGATTGCATTGTCAAATTCTTCCTGTGTATTGATTGGTGTAAAACTCATATATATTTCTCCTATTTCTCCGTATAGTTACGTAATTTCTAAATAAGTACTTTCTGCTTCTTTCTTGCCTTCTTGAGAGAGCATTGCCAATGTGCCAGCACTACTGAGTCAAGAAGAGAAATGTCAACCCCTTCAATGATTGACTTGTATCCGAATCCCCCATTTGTTCCGATAGCTCGCTTTTCACAGTTGGATACGCACTGTGACAGCGATGGCTGACCAAAATGGCATATGTTTGAAGCATACAGAGCCTTTTCAAATGAAGCGCCTGCAGCAATGATATCTGCAGTCTTTGGTATGATCATCTTTAATTTGATGCCTGCCTCTTTAAGCTCGTTGATAAGCATCTGCTGACCGTTTGCACCATCTACTGTAACTGCAGCAATATCAGCCTTTCTAAGAAAGTCAACAATCCATCCGTTTCCTTTTCGAATAGGTCTGCATCCAATGACATCAACTAGTATATTGTCATTTTTTGTTTTGACTGCGATAGACATTGAAACATTACTGCCATCATGACCATACTTTATGCCAACAAAGAGAGGACCTTTAAACTCTGGAATAGTCTCTACTTTCAGAGCGTTCCACTCATTTTCTGATATTGCTGATTTCTGGTTATACTGAAGCCATAGACCGAATCTCTGTATATTGAAGTCAATTTCATCACTTGAATCTTCAGCAGCAACAGAACGCTCCTTCAGTGTCTGGCCTAACGATGGATTCGTCTCATACCATATATCCCTGTCTTTAACATCTGACATATGTTCTACAGACCATTCAGCCCATCCACTCGTATCAGAACCTCCTGATAGACATTCCTTTCTCAGATTAACAAATACAGTACCTGAAGATACTGCAGTTGGTGGAGTACCACACATAAGTGTCTGAGGGTTCTCTGATGAAGTAACTACATACTGAAGTGCTGACTGCTGATCTTCGGTGTATTCCTGAGCCTCATCCACAATGAGAAGGTCAAAGCCTTCACCAAGCCCTCCCTTTGATGATCTAGTTCTGAAGGAAGCACTTCCCCCACCATCATCAAGTATTTTTATTGTCTCCAGTCCAAACTGGGCTGTAGCTGTATAGGACTTTTCATAGGTCTTTTCCTTATCTGCTCTTTTAACCTCAGTGTAATCATTTTCATCAAGCATCTGCTTAAGCTTCTCCCACGAAGCATGTGATGTGGTTGTACGATGTGCTGTATGTAGAATCTTTTCCCCATGCAGCAGTCCCCACAGTTCTCTCATGACAAGGATTTCAGACTTCCCGTTACGTCTCGGTATTGAATATCCGTATTTTATATGGACCCACTGACCGTCATCATCAACAGCCATTATGTCCATCATCTGTATCTCCTGCCATTCCATAGCATTACGTGTGGTATTGTTGTATAGTTCTATAGCTTCATTCCCTAATGTGCTCTTATAAGGGATAATGTAACTATTCGTAGGAGTCTGTCTGCCTATCTTATTAGACATGTGCCTTTAACCTCCTACTTTTGTGTAATTAAAAAGGTGTCACAATCAATTGACACCACCTCCTGGATATTAAATTTATATAATTATTCACTATATTTAGTAGCAAATAATGTGACTACTAAACTGATTACAAGTACAATAATACCTAAAAGTCTTTTTAACATTGTGTTATTTCCTAGATTTTGGTAAAAGAAAAACCGACTATGTCGGCAGAAGATTCTTTATTTAATTACTCTTTCAGGTTCTGTCCTTGGAATGTTTAAATCAAGCGCTTTTTCTAATATTTGAGATTCATTTGCATCAGGATGTTTTTTGATCCAATCATACATAACTTTCAAATCATCCTCATGCGCTACTAGGCTAAGCACCCCTTCAACAAAACATTTGGTATCAGAAATTGTTTTTACTGTTAAAAGAAATTGTTTCAATTCCATTTGCATCTCTGTATATTCCATATTTATACCTCTTCTATTCAATCTTTTCTTTCTTAAGTATAACATATTTATCGAATTCATAATAAATAAAATAATATTTATAATCATCAATTTCTGTAGATAAATAGGTATATGGTTCTATTTCTTTATGCTTCAGCCAAGTATTTAATTCACTTCTTACTCTATTTGAAAGAGGGATATTCTTATATTTAGCAAATAATTGAAGATCTAATTTTTTAAGGTTCTTTTTACTAACTGTTTGTTCAATTTTATTGTTTCTTTCATTGTTCCAATTCTTGCTCCAAACATCCTGAACCTTCCCGTCGCTGTCTCTTGGATCATATATAACTGTACATCTGCAGTTCTGATGCCTTTTGAAGATATCTCTATTCATAGTGGGATAATACTCTTGGGTTCCCGCAAGACCTCTGCACCACTTGCAGCATCCAAAGGATGCTCTTCTCACAATAACAGGCTTGTATCCCATGCGATAGTGAAGGTCTGCATTTGTTCTAGCACCCTCGTCCACAATCGATAATGCATTAGTTATGACTGGCTCATTTAGATAATTTTTTACATCATCGAAGTGTTCTGCTTCAGATACCTTTTTAATGAGTCCCAATGTCTTGTCTACATTGTATGAGGGTTTTCTTGCCTTAACATTTATGCCTGCCTTTTTATTCATTACATCCATTGCACCACATACATAAGAAGAAATAAGTCCATAATTATTCTCTAATGTAGGGTTAAGTATTGCACTCGCAATATCGTAGTACATCTTGCCATCTGGCAGTTCATCTGAAGAGAGATTCTTCATATATGCTTCAGCTAGAATCTTTCCGACTTCTTCTGCATATTCCATTGCCTTGAGATAATCACAGTCCTTCTTTTTAATGGCTGATAATAGTTTTCTTATCTTCTCAGATTTCTGGTAACTTAGAGTAAAGCTCTTATTTATTTTCCTGAGCAGTTCTTTGGATAAATCACTGTTCATCTTCTTCACCATCATCTATGTCTAGGTCTAAAGGTTGTAAATAAGCAGGAGTATTGTCATTAGAAGATCTGATGCCTGTTAGATCTTCAAGCGTACCCTTATCAAAGTAGTTAGAAATTGCTCCATTGATTTTTGATACACCATCACCAATACCTGAAAGCATAGTTGCATCAACATCAAACGCTGGCTTCCATCGTACGGTGATATTCGCAAATTCAGTACGCTTATATGATTTGTTGTCTTCAACACATTTAGCCAGATATCCTGTATTAATGATGCCTACACTGAATGTATCCTGTGCACTCTTTGCCATCAGTCTAAGGCTTTCGTGTGATGCTTTAATTCCTTCAGCACTGGATGGATTTTCTGTAGTAAATCCAAGGTCATCTAATGTGAGCCCTGTCTCTCCAGCAAACATAGAAGCAAGAGTCTTGAGCACATCATTATATGGAGACATTGACTGCTGATTAAACTGCCCTACTGTCGGAACACCGCCATCGGAATCTTTAGTAAATGCAAGCATTGAGGACATTGTAGCGCCCCACTTATCGAACTGTTCTACTTCATCATCTAGCCCGACCACATATTTCTGTGGGAATGAATAGAACATAGAACTTACGCTCATGAGTCTCAATGCTTCCTTAGCATCATCTACATACTTAATGAGTGATTTTGATATGAGGCTTCTGCCAAACGGCCTTGTAGCGTCAGGATTATAGATAACAGGCACTAGAAGTGGATAAGGTGCTACATTGACCATATCCATTGAGGGGTTATGCTGACCTTCAGTATAGAAATAAGTTGCATCTGAGGTGAAATACGCTTCTACTAGCGGATTGCCTAGTTCAGCATCTCTTTCAAGTACTGCATACCCTTCAGTAAGCATCATTGTAGATGTGTCTAATATACCTGTAGCGTTGGATCCATCTATCACCTGAAGTCTAGCACTGCCATCATCATTTTTGGATATATACACAAAGTCACATGAAGAGATGATTGCCCCCTTGAACATCTGGTCAAAGAGCACATCTCTATTATTCATTCTGAAGATATTATCAAGATTCATGATATCGTCTTCACTGAATCCATTGAACTGTAGACGGTTTGATAATGTATCAACAGCCTTTGGAATCCATCCTACCTTCTTGCTTATGCTTCTCAGCTTTTCAGGAAGGGTGTTGGTCTGATAAGGGTCCATCTGATCCTTCATGTCATAATACTTATAACATTCCAATACCTTTGTTCTCTTGTGCGAAAGCTTCGCTCTCAAGTATTCAATTCCTTTATAATTCATATCTTTTTACCTGTTTTTTTCCTTTCTGAGAGGCTTTTAAAGTGATTTAGAATTAGTGCCCGAGATTATCAAAACTCTTGTCAGCGAGAAATTCTCGTAGTACAAGGGCTTCTATGTCTCCAGGACTTAGGGGGTCATATAGCCCCTATTTTTGGCAACAAAAAAGACCATCAATAAAAATGGTCTTAAGATGCCTTATATGTAGTCCAATCTACCTTATGAGGAAGATCGTCGTTCATTATCTGACTGTCTCTCTTTACTTCTATTCGTCTGAAAAGCTTGTCACTCTTTTCACGGTTACAAATCCAATGCGCAAGCTGAAGATTGTCCATGTCACTAGGGTGACCGCCTTTAGCTACTGGAATGATATGGTCTATACATGGAGACATTGGATGAGGATACTTCTTAGTGAAGTCAACAGGCTTGCCACATATACCACAGACAGTTTGTGTAGCAAGTATCTTTTTCTTATTAATAAGAAACTGTCTTCTATGTCCAGCGTTATCCTGGTCAGGTCTGTATCCTCTAGCCATGATGTTTCCTTTTGTTCTTTTCTAATGCTTTAGTAGACTTATGTTTAGCATCTATATGCTTACTGAAGTATACGTCAACGTGCTCACGTCCACAGATCATACATCTGTAGAACACAATCTTCTTATCACAATGACGTTCATCATCATACTTAATCTCGTAATGATCCTCATAAAACTGATGCCAGTGACCTCTCATTCCTTGTGCCATAATTAATCCTCACAAAATAAAAAGCGCTACTATGAGCGCTTTGGAATTATAGTTCTCTCTCAAACTATTTCTACATTTTAACTATATAATGTTGATAACATGACATTCAACTACATAAACTATCATTTCCACTCATTTTCACGCATTTATGTGCATTTATGTGCATTTTCTAACTCACTTAATGCATCTCTTAACATTTTCCAGACGTGGTGAGCTGAATAATTCATTTCATCTGCTACCTGTTCAATAGTCATGCCATCAAGATAGCGATAGCACAATATACATCTAAGCTTTGTATCTTTAATTGAATAGACAAGTCTTCTAGTCTCATCCATCTCTTTAATGAGTTCATCCTTTTCAAGAATCAAATCCTGTTTAGTCTTAGGAATGCCAGTAGAGCCATAAGAAGAATAACTAATAGCTTTAACATTTACTAATCTATTTTCTAAGTATTCAACTCGCTCTTTTAGAAATCTATAATTTTCTAGTTGCTCTTTGACTCTACTCATTTGATTCCTCCTTGATGATCATCTAATGTATTTTCTTTGAATGCTGCTTATAAAATTAAATCCATCTGTTAATCCTTCATTAACTATAGTTATAAATGTCTCTTTTGTTTGCAACTTTAACCTGTAGAAGTTTTTTGTCTTACCTGCATAAATCTTATAAGGACCGGTATGCTTAATCATTACTATATCTTTAGTATCATACTTTTTGTTTTCGAATTCAATTACTCCATCAAAATCCTTATCAATATTGAATTCATTTATATAGTTAAGTCTTTTGAATGCAAGAGTATCATCAAGATATCTTTCTTCAAATATCTTGTCATCATTAAAATAGAAAGATATGCATTTGCTATACTTGTATCCTCTTCTAGTTTCAAGTCTATATGTTACGTTATCTAAATTGATAAGAGAAAAGTATCTTCTCATCTTAAAATAATCGCTTCTTTTTTCTGGACATTTAAATAATGACCACACTTCAATGAACCTTGACACTGATCACTACTCCTCCTACAACCACACATCTGCAACGATTCCTGTAACCCAATAAGTGACGACTGCATGCGAAATATAAAGATACTTATCTTTGCATTCATAGAATCCTTCTTTGAGTACTTCTAATTCGGTTTTATTCTGTGCATGCAGTTTGAAGATGTATCCACTTTTATAAAAGTATGTAATTGCATATTTAAAAAGTAAGTTCAATTTTATCACCGTCTTTCTTCCATTCATCTAATGTTTTGGCTTCTAATTCTCTTGGAGTTTCTTCAGAAACATCATAATGCGGCTCATATTTTACTTTGAAATTTTGAAAAGTTGAGCAGCCTAAAGCTACACTGCATATTTCTTTGAGTTTGCAATTCTGACAACAAGTATCACTCTCATATGTATATGAGCAATGATTAATTAAACCTTTAAGAGCTACATATTCATCTAGATCATCTGTTACAATCATTATTTTGACTCCTCCTGTGCTAGCAAGTTGTAGAACAGTACCATTGTTTTTGTTTCTCTATTTGAGGTATTAATGTCAGTATAGTAAAGTTTACATATTTCATATAACTCACGTGCATTACGCTTATCTACATATTTCTTCCAATCCACTAAACCATCTGTAGCATCTTCAATTGCCATAAATAAAGCATGTCTAGTATCAATAATATCATTATCGTATGCTTTGACACATCTACTCAGTTCTTCAATTTCTTCTTCTCTAGCTCTTAACAAAACCTGAGCACCACCAATAGATTCAAGAAAATCGCAGTATTTTTCAAGTGCCTCTAAGTATTCTTCCTCTTCATCCTGGCAAAATACAACAGTACATCCGTCAGAGCCGTTTCTATCAGGATCATCGATAAAATCTTCTATTTTTGGTCTTTTATACATTTTATTAGATCCTCCATACAATTTCGTTCACATGCTTCACAATTTGATGAACATTCTTTTACAGAATCGTTATAAAAAGTAATCGGACTAGAAAAAACATAAGCATCATCTAGCTTTAATTTAAAAGGTAAACTAGTGTCTCCTCTTATTTCACTTTTTAAGACTTCATTTTCTTCTTTTACTTTATCAAGTTCATCAGCCAATTCATTGTATGCCTTTATCAGCCCACTTCTTTCATATTCAAGAGAATGTACTAATGCTTCTAATTCCATAGAATATTTTTGTAAGCTGCCTATTGTGATAGGTTTCTGAAGTGTTGGTTTAATCATTTTTTTGAACTCTCCTTTTGATTTATTTCCTCAATCATAAGATTCAATTTGCCTAGGTTCTTTTTTATTGCTCCTTCTTTTCCTAAAGTAAGGAAATCAATAAGTCTCTGGCGTTCCAAACGTTCATTTATTTCTAAGTATTCTTTATACAACTCACGCTTTTCATGTTCTTCTAATGTCTTACCTAATCCTAATTTTTGAATGGCATGAAGTCTTCCTACAGATGGTGACTCTATATTTGAAAACTTAATCATCTTTAGGTGTTCCTGCTTTCATTTGTTCAATATATATATCAGTTGCACACCTAAGAATAACCTTTTTTAAATTTTCATAATCATTTCCACGGTACCATTCATTATCCACTGCATTCTTAACCATTCTTAAAATTTCATTATATGTCATTCACAATCACTCCCATTTCATATACATGCAATCAACTGGAATATCTTCAGCCTGTTCTAGAATACATTCTCTGATGGAATCCAACGTATTTAGAGCACTGGACATTGTTCCCCAGCCATTGCTGGGCAGCAATTCTGTATATTCATCAGAATTATATGCTATTTCTTTAATTCCTTTATCTATACGTTCCATTACATAATCACATCTATAATATTCACTACTTTTAAAATTCCAATCCATACAGGCTCTAAATAGCTTTCCTAGATTGTAAGTAGGAGAAGAATAATCAGGGTATGCAATCTCTGCATATTTATTGCATCCTTCAACCTTTACATAAATACCAATGCTGTAACTCATATAATCACCTTCCATTACATATATTTATCATGTGAGTATTTAACACTCTTAGTGTCAGTCTTAGCGTAGATCATTGTTGTATCAATCTGTTCATGACCTAACATCAACTGTACCTGTTCTATTGGCATGCCTTTTCTTAAGGCGGTAGTTGCTGCAGTTCTTCTGAACCTATGAGGATGTATATTTTCGAAGCCACATTCTCTTCCGAGTTTTCTGATATTTATTTCTACGCCGCTTATTTGCAGTCTTGCATGGTTTCCTTTTTTTCCATTAGCACTATCACAAGAAACGAATATATATTCATTCTCTATGTCTTTTCTAGCTTCAAGCCACTGCTGCATCCTGAGTACACTTAAAGTATTTAGATAGCACACTCTTTCTTTTGCACCTTTACCAAATACCTTAATTTCTTTACGTTCTAAATCTAAATCCTTTATTTTAGCAGTAGTCAATTCTCCGATTCTACATCCTGTTGTAAGTAATAATTCAAAAATTGCCTGGTCTCTCACTGCTTTCAGCCACAATCTTGTGCCTATTTTATTGGCGCTCTTCTTTTCTGCAAGCTTGTCACGCATCACTTCAATTTGATCATCAGGAATTGGCTCCTTAATAACTTTATCTACTTTTATTTTCTTCATGGCTTTCATTGGATTGCCGTTCCTCAAATAGCCTTCATCCATGAGCCATGTGAAGAAAGACGAGAAGTTTCTCCTGTCATTATTTATAGTCACTTTAGAAACATCAGGATAATCAATCATTCTTCTTGCAAAGTGCATTCTCACATCATCTCTAGTCCACTCAAGAACGCTTTTTTTGATGTAGAAATGAAGCCATTTTTCAAGTGTTACTCTATAGTAATCAATGGTTCTTTTTGATAAACCGTCAATTTTTTTCTGAATAAGAAATCTCTGGATAAGCTCATTGTCATCTAATACTTCTGTCGAAATTTGATTTTTTGTTCTGATTACTTCGACACCATCAAGTGCTACAAGCAATACCCCTCGCAGCATTGTCAGTTCCTCTCCATTCAGCATTTTCATAGAGTTTAATACTCTATTGATTATTTCGTCCTTTAACACTTAAACCACCTCTCATTAAATACATAGGTGTATGCAGCACTACATTATGCTTCCCTTCAAGACTGTTTCCTTGAACGACCTCTGCATTCACTCCTGCTAGTGAAAGCTGCACATATGTCATGTATACGCACTTATAGTCCAAGTCCTGTGCTTTTACTTCCAATAGTCGCTGATAGTTATACCCTTTTGCTTTCATTACCTTTGCGTATGCAAGTATGTTTGCTCCACCACCAGAAGAAGGCTCATTAAGATATTCAGTTTCTCCATCATAGTCAGCTAACGCAACGCCTGCCATCATCTCACATACATGAAATGGAGTGAAGAACTGACCTGTATGACTGTTTCCGGTGCTTAATTCCATGTAGATCTTCCCTAGATAATCATCTAGGCCGTTCTCCAGAAGAAAAGAAAGACGTCCTAGCATGCATCCAAGTGTAAAGAAATCATCTTCACTGTATTTTCTTGCGATACTGAAGAAAGCTTCTTCACGTTCTTCAACTGGTTCGATACTCTGTGCAATTGATAATGCTGACATCTCCACCCAGTCAGCAAAGACCTGGTGAGGAGTATACTTTCCAGCCATTCTGTTGATATTGTCAATTATATACTTCATCTAGATCCATCCTCCTTCAGTAATATCTTTTTACCTTTTCATCCCAACACAGTAATTCAATATTTTTCATTAGTCTTTCATACTGTTCAGGAGTAAGAGCATTCGCAATTACTTCGAATTTGTTCTTTTTGTTGAAACTTCCTCTATTTCTGACTTTTTTATATGCAGCAGCAACTTTTCTCATATCCTCTTCGAACATCATTGGAACTAACGGACTGAACACTTTGCCATTCACATATTCAAGCGCCGTCATACGTGATATATATGTTTTAAGTGCAGCATCTCTTGAACTTCTGTATATATCACCTGTCTCAGCATTATAGATAGGCTTGCCTTTTCTCTGCCTTAAAGCGCCTATCCTTCCTGCTTCTTCATTTGTTACCATCAGAAGATTTGCCTGATGATTATTCTTGTAGTTGCCGTCCTTATGGATGATTCTGCAGTCTTTATAGATTGGCCCATGCCATACCTCATATACGATTCTAGCTAGATTCATATCTTTGTTATCGACTTTTACATAAAGTATTGGAGAATGGCCCATTCTTATCTGTGGCTTTCTTAAGAATGGGCTGCACATATTAGTCGTTCCATTTTTATAATGCTTTAAGACATGGCCTGTGTTGGAGACTTCAAAAAAAGTCCCTTCTCTTCTGCCGTTTTTCCAGAACTTCCATATCTGTTCCTGTTTCATTTCTTTGGCTCCGGAAAAAAATAATTTCTAAATTCATTATCAGTAAAAACAATTGCTGTAGGATCTACTCTGAAGATATTGCCTTTTTCATCTTCGATTAGAGCGAATAGTCTACTTACCTGTTCTCCTGGATGTCCACCAACTGCAATTGATGGCTGAACTATGCTTGAACGATATTCAAAACAATGAAAAAGATAGTTTTCATCATTATATCTGCATGTTCTTAAATGATTCCCCATAGTTTTATTTCTCCTATCTTAAATCTTTTGTTATTCTTAGAAGCTTTAGCACTTCATTATTGCTCATACCACCAAGTACTTCACCTTCACAAAATCCCTGTTTTTTATACTGCATGGTTTCAAACAGGTCATCCTTGCCTCCGTATGAGTATCTGTGCTTGATTACACTGACTACCCATCCGTTCTCAAATTCAAACTGCCAGTGCCATCCATCAAAAAGTCTTTCTTCTATCTTCAGATAGCTTTGAAAGCCATCGTATTTCAATTTTGTATATTTTTTTTTGCTCATAATGATGCATATACCGCAATGAATAATATGAATATCAATACCAGATAATTCATTGCTCCTCCTTTCTAGAAGAGTAGAAAGAATTCCTTTACTCTGTCGAATTGATTTTCAATTCCTTCTTTCTACCTTCCCAGTGCACATGATTTCTTTAGCAAAATTAGAGAGAGATGTGGTGTGTTCTCACGAAGTCGTGAAATCATGAAGCACTGTTTGGTTTGTTTTCAAATTGCATGTAATAGAAATCGCTACGGCACCATGATCATGCGAGGATCATTCTGAAGTATAAAGAAAGTACTCTTTCTAAATGTTATAAGCTTAAAAAGACCATGATGCCGTAGTATTTATTCCTTAGAATTGATGTAATCCTTTAAATATCCGATTGCGCCGATAAGATATCCGAACTGATCATCACTCAGTCTGTCGATTATCCTATCAAGACACTCTATTGCTGTTTCCTTTTCCATGTTTTCCTCCTGATTAATATTTATCCAAAGCAGCTGCACGCATGAGATGTGCATGTAAAATATCGAACAAAGTCACTTTGCTTGAGACTATTGTTATTTTTTAATCAATTATAAGCGTGTGCTGCCTGAATACTTTTCAACTTCATTTGTATAGATAGCGATTGATTCGCCATCCAGGTAGTATCTGTACCCACCCATCGGAACTCTAGAAATATTGATATATCCAAGGTCCTCAAGCTGCTTGAGACTCATCTGAATCCTTTGTTTTGAGAATTTAGTTTTATCTCTTAGTGCCGTCATTGAGAAAGTACAGTGAGGCACTCTTCTGTCTACGCACTGGTCAATGATCAGTCCAAGAACTGTATTTGTATTTGCGCTTAGATTGTCAAAATTGAGATTGCTGATCATGCGCTGGCGCCCCTTTTCTTGTCTTCTGCGACATTCAAGATGCACATCTTGTCTAGATCATCAAGCCTCTGAAGATACTGCAGGCATTCTGCAGATTGAATCATATCAATCCCTTTTTTTAGCAGCATTACTTTCAACTTGCCCGATACGTCTGATGCTGATAATGCATCAATGAAATTTTCAAACATTTCTGGTCTATCCATTTTCTTATCCCGACTGTTTATGAGTGATTTCATAAATTTCCTCCTAGGTCTTCCATCAACTTTTTTAACTCTGCCTTGTCTTCCTCAGTCACCTGTCTGTGCTCTTTCTTTCTCTTCGGTTTGGTAGGCAAAGGTTTGATGTCTGCCTGCTTTGTTCTAGCAACCTTCAGGCAGAAAGCTTTCCAGTTACCGATTTTTTCAAAACCAAATGCATCACAGGAAAGAAATGCTGCTTTTGCTACTTCTTCACCAAAACCCTTAGATTTCAGAAAATCACACATTTCACTCTCACAAGGATGCTCCGCATCCTGAGAGTGTTTTTGTTTTTTTGTATTATTCTTGTATTTTGTTATATTGTGTTCAATTTTTGAACCGCAACGGTTCATTTTTTGAACCGCAGTGGTGCAATTTTTGAACATCAACGGTTCATTTTTTGAACCGCAATCATTTCCTTGTGGTTCATTTTTTGAACCGCTATTTTTGTTATTTTCCGAATCTGATACAAACATGTGTGTCCAGTAGTCGTAGTTGACTACTCTTATGAGTGTATATTTGTTCGTGGTTTTTTTGGCTATCTCCCCTGAAAACTCAAGGGCTGATAATGATTTAAGAAGAGTATTTTTGGACATTCCAAGCTCTTCAGAAAGTCTTTTAAGTGATGTGACTGTCTCACCTCTGTCAATTGTGATTGACTGCCATTCGACGGCTGAGTAGTTGACAGTGAGTAATAGATGAAGCAGGACTCTCATTGCTCCATGATCCTTGTATATGTTGGAGTTGATGATATCCCTGTTTATTCCAATCCAACCCATAACAGTCATCCTTTCATTCAGAATCTGACAGAATTGACTAGAACTGTAGATAATCTAGAATGTGCTTTTAATCTAGAATGTAGGTAATCTAGTATGTAGTTCTGAGGGCTTCTGTCGGACCTTCAGAACGTATAAAATGCGTGTAAGATAACCCTATGTTATCTCTCACTCCGATTTCTTGAAAATATGTAGTATACATCAATGTTTTTTACGATATTTTTGAAACAATACTTTTGGAGTGTTTTTGGAGTATTTTAAAGCGTTTTGAGCAGTATTTTTAGTACTTCAGTCTGCTCATTTTCTCCTTTTTCATCTTCGCAGTAGTGCGCAGATAAATACGTGTAGTTTCCAGTGATGAGTGTCCATAGATATCAGCAAGCTCGTCTATATTACCGCCCTGCTGCATGAACACTATGCCAAACAGATGTCTGAAGGAATGAGGATGAACCTTCCTCTTATTGACCTTCGCGGCTCCAGCAACCTTCTGAAGCTTTCTGTATATAGTCTGATAAGGAATCAATCCATCATTATCATCATTCCTGAATACATAACCACCAGTAATTCCATGTCTCTTCATGTACTGGTTAATCTCTTTCTTCAGATCATCTCTTAAAATGATTTCTCGAACCTTTCCTTTCGAATTGGTTCTGATAATAGTGTGCTTCATATTCTCTGCAGTGAAATCCTTCAGCTCCTGACATCTTATTCCTGTATATGCAAAAATCTTGATAATAAGATATATGTCATCATATCCAAGCCTTCTTGAATACTTTAAAAGTCTTTTAAGTTCACCCGGTTCCAGTACATCCTCAAGAGATGATACACGCTGTTCTCTGATGGTTTTTACTTCCATCCTTGAGCGTTGTCCCCTCTCCAATGATTCCGTCTCACAGTAGCGTAAAAACTTGTTTATGCAGATAATAGAAACATTAATAGTGGATGGCTTATATTCATCAAGCATCTTGCTCTTATAAGCCATCACATCATCCTTTTTAACTTCCTTGTTCTTATCTTCAATAGAGGACAAGAAATTAGTACATGCCCTTCTGTACTGCTTTACAGTATTGGGGGCCTTTTCTTCATACTTCATCTCATTCAGAAATTCACTTAAGACCGCTTCCATCTGTTCAGCAGTCAGAGTTCATCACCCCTATTTTCTATATTTTTCCAAGATAGACAGGATATCCTCGCATTCGTGAAGAATATCTAATGATTCTTGATATTTTCTGATTGCGTTGAAACTTGCTAATATACCAATAATGTTGATACTGGTAATGAGTGCAAGGAATATCGATATTAATAATCCAAATACATCCATTGTCTATTCCTCCTCCAGTGCAGCGCTCACTACTGCTCTGACAGTGCCTTCTTTTAGATATTTTATTCTTGCATCAATGATATCCTTTAAATACTCCAACTCGCTTATATCACTGATGCTGCCTATCAATATTGCTGTATCAATTTCTGCCATCATAGTGACTCCTCCCTTAGAAATCTTAAAAACTGATGCATGATCCACTCAAGCATCTCATACTCAGGAAGATTTTTTTCCTGAGCCTTAAAGTGTGAACCATTAGCACCATTTATATGAATAGTAGAAATGATATCCATATCATCAATAATCTCTTCTGAGTAAGAGACATCTTCTATTGATGCACCATAATATGTATGATCAATCGCCTTGGTGATATCTCTTACCACCTTCTTATGCATCATCTCCATTGGAGCATGAGATACTTTATGCATCACTTCACCACTCCCTTCTCCTGCAGCTGTCTATATGCCAATTTGAAAGCCATAAGATAGACATCAAAAACATCAGGGCCTTCTTCTAATCCGATTTCATCAATAGGGTCAAAGGCTGAATAATCTATATTCAAAAGTGTTCTTTCTCCTATCTCACAGATGCCTTCTGTATCACTGAAACCATCCAAAACCTTTTCTATAAAAGGCTTGACTGCATCTTCAGGTTCACATACATCGAAGTAATCAGCAATTCTATCGAGCGTATAGTTATCCTTTGTCTTTTGAAGAAGCTGTTTTTCAGCAAGTTCTCTATCATATGTGTAGAGAGGATGACTACTGCATTTCACCTTAAGCTTGAAAAAGATAGAATCTCGACGGCACCAATCTATGAAGTTTCTAAAATTTAGGCCGGCATAGCTATAGGCAATCAGCTCGCCAAGATCACCAGAGATATGCACTCTGTCATGGTCATCTTCAAATATGAATCTGATTCTGTAGTAGTTGCTTTCAGGCTTCTGGAAATCAAGAACCTTGATATCACCATAATCCTTGAGAGTTGCGATATGATCAGCAAACATCTCTTTCTGTAACTCTAGATCCATGTTATCTACCTCCCATAATCAAGAAATACTGCACGAACAGCATATTCATGAACAAAGAACTGCAGCAGAAGACTTTCACTTCTGTTGAGTTCCAGTTGTTCCCTGTAAGAACCATGGAAATTAGAATCACTAATATGCATACATCTGATAAAAGGCATAACGCCCTATTCTTATTTAATTTTTTCATTCAAAATCGCTCCTTTTTTCTTCAATATCTGTTATAATGAAGTTGCCTCGAAAAGAGGCTCATTCAGAATTCGCTTAAAGACACACCGGAATGCTATCGCTTAGCATTCCATTTTTTTTAGCTATTTAGAGGTCTCCACCATTGCCCTGAGGCATATGAGTAGAGCATCATTCTACCTGTCATCTTATTTCCCGATACTTCATGAATGATTACATCACTCTTAAAACTGGTAGAATATCCTCTTGCGGTTACAACGGCTTTACAATAATCAGGAATAGTATCTATCTTTCTACGTGCTCCATCAGGATCACAGAAAAATAGTTCATAAGTCTTCTTCTCCTTAAGCATGTTTAATCCTCCTTTCTTTGGATTCTAATTATTCATAGGCATCTAGCGCCGGAGGACCAGTAAAAGCTACATGCATCCATCCTACAAAGGTTCTATATCGAAAGTGAAAATTAATGAAAATAACTAATGTCTTAGAAAAAATATCAATCCTCCGGCCTTAGATGCCTATAAATTTGTTTAATATTTAATTGTTATCTTCAGATATGCCTAGATAATGCATAAATGCAATTCTTGGAATATGAACCGATCTACGACCCTTTACTGTAATAACAGTACCTGGCCATTTACCCTGTTCTACTGCATTAAGAATGAAGTTCCTGGACATTCCTGTCATATCCATTGCCTCCTGAATACTCATTGAGTATTCATTTTTATTTGCTGTTCGCATTTTCCATCACCTCCTTGTAATCACACCCACATAGATCCATACCACTTATTGATAGTCATTTAACTTAATGAAAAGATACTCGATACAAAACTTTTACTTTTATTCTATGGGATAGTTTAAAAAATGGTTAGTGATATGGCTGTATGTGGGCATGATATAAAATACATTTATGATGTACAAATAGATTAAAAAAATTAATCTAATTTAATGATTCTGATATCTGATATATTTGCGACTTTTGCAAAAGCAATGATCTCTAGACCGGTCCATTTAGAAATTTTGTTTTCTCTTTCTTTGTACTTTCGCTCATCCATTGGCACGTACTTATTAATTTCTGATGCCATTTGAGATTGTGAGTACCCCATATTGATACGGATTGCTTTTGGGGTTAATCTGATTTGTTCGTTCATTTGCATTCATCTCCTTGTACATTTATAGTGTACTATCGACTAAATACATTGTCAATGTACTTTAAGAACTTTTTTACAGAATTAATGTATTTTTATACATTATTTATGTTCTTTTTGTTATATTATATACAGGAGGTGTATTTGATGAAGAAGAAAAAAATAGAAGATGAGCACACATCTGAGCTATTAAAATATCAAGGTATGCTATTGAGACAGCTTAGAAAAAATACTTCTTATACAATGGAAGATGTTGCTAATCGTTTTTGTAAAACAAAATCATGGATATCTGAAATCGAGAATGGCAGAAATAATATTTCATCAATTGATTTAGTAAAACTAATATCTATGTATGAAGCTGACATTAATGATTTCACACAAAAAATCCAAAAAAAGATGGATGAAAAGTAAAAAAAGCCCATTTATAAAATGGGCGAAAGGAGGAAAACAACATGGGATTTTTCAGTGAACTATTTAAAGAACCACAACAGCCAACTAAAGACAATACTACTTACTATGAAATGGAGTTAACTTCTGCTGCATATTCTCAGGATGAAATAAAGAGATATATGCAGAAAGTAGCACCAATTTCAATGGATTACTTTGCTGATAACTTTGGTGACCGCAAGGTACTTTTTAAATATGATGTATATAGAACATGTGACTTTAATATTCTTACAGATAATAAGAATGAGCATGATCCTAATGCTATGTATATATTTGCTAAGTTATGTAGATTAAGTTATGTGCCTCAAAGATACAGCAAGAGAATAAGGGAATGGACAAAGGCTAATAAGATATATAATCCAACTCTTATCATACACGGTGGCCCTTGCAAGATATTGCATAATAATGGATTAGTAAGTGAAGAAGACTACCAGTTCAAGCTTACTTTAAAATTTTTGGTAAAAAACTACTAAAAAAGACCAATACTGCGGGAACAGTATTGGTCGAGCAAAAGTTTGTATCGAGTAAATAGTCCTTTTGCGTACTCAATTATACCATAATTAGTACGCTTGAGGCAATCAAGAAAGGAATATGATTATGGTAAAGTATAAAAGACGTCCTAATGGATCAGGGACGGTAGTAAAGCTTAGCGGCAGAAGAAGAAAGCCGTTTTGCGCAAAAGTTACATTGGATGAAAGAAATCTGACAAATGGAGAAAAGAAAAGATTAGTAATTGGAACGTTTGAAACGTATCAAGAAGCGCTTAATGCATTGTCTTTGTATTCTCTTACTGTGAATAATACGATAAGCAAGAAGGAAGCAATGGAGATTGATCCTGAGGTATATCAAAAGGTTCAGGATAAGATGAGTAAGAAAGTGCCTACATTCTTGGATATATATTATATTCTTGATAAGGACGAGTTTTCTTTGTTGTCATCTCAAACACAGAATAGTATGCATGGTGCAATTAAACATCTGAAGAAGCTGCATTATTTAAAGATAGATCAGATAACTCTGAGAATGATTCAGGATGTATTTGATGAAGATGGATCTAACCACAGTACACAGGTACATATGAAGACGATATGCACAAAGGTATTTAGATATGCTGTTGTTAATCAGTATATTGAGCGTAATGATGATTATACTTCTTATATAAGAATTGCTAAGTATGAAGAGTCTGATATGCATAGACCTTATACTATTAATGAAATACTAACATTAAAGAAAGCTGATACTCCAGAAGCGCATATAATGCTGATATTTATCTATACTGGTGTAAGAATTAATGAACTGCTGAATATCAATAGAGATAATATTCATATTGATGAAAAATGCGATGATGACGGCACTGAAAGACTCATAAGCTATATGATCACCGGGTCTAAGACAAAGGCTGGAAAAAATAGAATCGTGCCTATCCATGATGATATCAAGCAATTTGTTATCGATGAATTATTAAAGCCCGAGAAGAGACTGGTAGATGTAACTTATGCTAATTTTACTACTAGAACTGTATTGATTAAAGTAAACAAGCTATTGAATACACATCATACAATGCATGATACGCGTAAAACATTCGCTACGCTATGCCAAATGAATAACCTTAATGTCTATATCCGAAAGAAGGTATTAGGCCACAGAATGAACGATATTACATTTGATGTGTACACCAATGAGTCAAAGAATAGATTATGGACTGAAGTAAACAAAATAAAAGTCTAGTGATCATTCACTCAGACTTGTTCTTGATATAATTTAATTCTGATTTTATAATAGAGAACGTAATAAAAAGACTTGCCCAAGTATTTTATTATGAAACTAGCGACAGTCGTACTCTAAGTGAGCCTGTCTGCGGAGCTATCGAAAGATAGCTCTTTTTTTATTAATTCTTCGTTACCTATTTGTTATCTTTCTCAACTAAATCAGTTTAAACACGCATAAAAAAGTGGCTTAAATAGCCACTTTTCGATATTCTTTAGTATCGTATTCATACTTTTTTAAAAGTATGTGAGACATTAAACTATACGCTTGCTGCAAAACAACTACATATTACTCAGCCAGCTGTATCACAGCATATTCATTATTTAGAAGAAGAATATGAAACAACACTCTTTGTATATTCAAATAAACAGTTATCATTAACACATTCCGGAAAGATATTAAGAAAATATTTGATGACTATGCAGAATGATGAGAAGAATATTAAAAAAGAGATAAAAAGTCATGAAGGAATGATAGAAACATTGTCGATTGGTGTAACTATGACAATTGGTGAGTACGCGATAGTGGATAGATTAGCTGATTTTATCAAGCATCATCCTGAAATGAATCTGCATCTTCATTATGGAAATACAGCAGAATTATTAAAGTTATTAGATCAAGGTAAGATTCATATGGCTATTGTGGAAGGAAATTATCCAAAAGAGAAATATAGTCATAAAAAATACAGCACAGAGGACTATATTGCCGTCTGTGCTGCATCACATGAGTTTAAGAATATACCCAATACTTTACATGACCTTCTTGATGAAAGACTTCTTGTACGAGAACAAGGTTCTGGTACTAGACATATTCTTGAAGAAAGTCTAAAAGTACGTGGTTTGTCTATTTCTGATTTTATACATTATACACAGATAGAAAATATGCATACTATCATCAGTTTGACTAAGAAAGATTGTGGTATTTCTTTTATTTACAAGATTGCAGTTAAAGAAGAACTACAAAAAGGTGTATTAAAAGAAATTGTATTAAATGACTTTAAGCTCCAGCATAATTTTGAATTCATCTGGGAAAAGGATAGTCTGTTTACTGAGAAGTATATTTCTATAAGTGAAGAATTTTTACATAATACGTTTTAGTAGTTTAAACTTCTTATCACCAAATGGTGCATAACGTAATGGCACATCAATCATTACTAAAGTTTATTTCTTAATCTTCTTAAATGCTAACTTGAATACTGCTATGCCAGCTTCAAATAGTATCTTTTGGTTTTCTGGTTTCTTTATCCATTCAATAGCTTTTTCTAATTGAGCTTCAAGTATATCCTGTGCAACATCTTTTCCATCAGCAATCAGTTTTTTCTGTTTATCTTGATGATGGATCTTTTTATCATTCATTTTGACATGAGCGGGGATAACGAGTACATTATAACCTAAGCTTTTCATATAAGTTTCCATAGTATCACCATAAACCACTAGGAATACTTTCTTTAGATTGACACCTTCGAATGATTTAATGCTTTCCTCAGCAATGCGAACTGCGAGCTGCTTATCAAAGCCATTATTACCTGATGCTAGAAGTGGAAATGCGACTGACTCACATCCCATCACTTCTGCAATATTAAGTGATGCTAAGTATGCAGAACTTAATAAGTCATACTCGCTATGTTCTCCGTCAATCCACTTAGGCACAACCGCATGAATAATATATTTTGAACTCAAATTATAGGCTAATGTTGGTATAGCACTTCCTGTACTGCAATGCCCCAGTTCTTTACATGCTTTAGTTAACTCTTTTCTACCAGCAGCAGTGAAAATAGCCTTAGATGTTCCACTGCCTTCCTTAAGTGCTTCATTTGCAGGTAAAACAATTGCATCTGAAGCAACATCAACAATATTCGCTTTTATAATTTTAAACTTCATTATTTTACATCTCCTTTGTCATAAATCATTTGATAATACCTAGTATTTTTTTACATCTTCTAATGTTAGCCAACCTTTTTCTTTACCCGATTTTCGACCTTTAACGAGTTCATTCGTCAGCTGTAAGGTTGCCTGTATCTTTTCAGAGTCCTCTATATCAAGAATTGTATTATTACTGCCTCCATCTGTTATAGCATATAGTACTTCGCTATCACACAGATCTGAAATAAGTTCAATTATTGTCAAACATCTCAA